ACTGGTATAAGGATTGGGTTTAGTACTAACAAAATAATCAAATTGTGTTTTACACCCGTCTACTACATCCATAGCACCATTATAATTCAAAGTAGGATTAATCGTATTAATAATTGATGTACTGTCTCCATATGCAGTTGGATTATTTGTTATAATATTAGCGGTGTATTCTAATAAAGTTGTAAAATATGAATAATTTAAAGAAGATGGTATATTCATATTTCTTACATTTAATAATTTTGTGTGAGTTTGGTCGTAATTATTAATAAACGTATTAAGTTGAGAAACCATATTTCTACCAGAAGATAAAATATTATTAATATTTGGAAAATTTGACGGAGATATATAATAGTAGTTTGTGTATGATCCAGTAACAACACCAATTTGTTGATTAATATATATTATTTGTTCTAAAAATTCACTTCCAATAGTATTTTCTATATAAATTTCGTTAAATATATTTTCGTATAGAGATTTATATCTGTTTACATAATTTCTAAATAATTTATTATATATGCTATTGGAGGCTATAGATGTTTCACCCAAAAATCTTACCCATACAGGTCCAAATATTGCATCAAAATTAAGACTAGTGCTAAATGGATGTTCAGTTAAAGATTCTAATGTCTCTTCAGGTATTTCAAATAATCCATGTGTTGCTAATTGATTACTCGATGATAATATATTATTTGATGTAAAATTATATAAATATATATATGCTTTACTCATTGCATTATTTTTTTGAGTTATAGTAATAGTATCAGAATCAACATAACCTTGTAAATAAGAATCTAAATGTATATAATATATTGATATAACATATTCAGTTAATGTAAACATTGTTTGGTAGTTAGGAACACTAGAGTCAATACTGAAGATTTTTTGATTGGGTTTATTGATTAATAAAAAAACTTTATCATTTGCATGTTGTGTAGACATATCTTTTAAACTTTTTATGGCTGTTAAATTTACATATATAATATGTGCGAGTTCGTCTGTAATTAAGTCAAGAACAGATGCAAAACCTGGAACTGGTAAATTTGCAGTCACAACATAATTATTTTTGATATCATCGCTAATTCCACTAAATATATCATCATTAATAAAATCAGTTTGATATAATAAAACAATATTTGCAGGTAATGTTAACATGGCTGTGTTAATTAAATAAATTTCGTCATAATCAGACGCTGTATATTCATCTAAATGACATTTTATAAATAAATCAGGATAGTTCCATATATCTGAAAGTCGATCAAGAGATGGAAATTGTGTATTTAATCTATTTTTAATATCATCTTCAAATATTGAATGAAGTTTCGAATTGTATACATTATATTCATTTGATATATAATCGGAATATGTATATACCACAGATGAAGGAGGATTTTCAATTGGATTAGACATTACACTATTTAATGGATAATCAAATAAATTTGGCCAATAATCTCTGGCATTTTCCCAATTTCTATATATATCATAACTATTTGAGTCGCTAATATATTTTATTATTTTAAATTGTACTTCAAACGAACCAGATGAATAATTATTTTCTAACAACACATAATCAACTTGAAAATTTTTATATATCCAATCTATATTTTGAATATTTCGTCCTATGTTATATTTTATATTATCCATTATTTGGTGTTTGACAATACTTACATCATATTTATTAGTAATTAAAGTATCGATTGTATCTGTATAATTAAATATATATTTATATGCGGAAAGTTCTGTTATATCAACATTTGGATTAAATACAGTTGATAACGGTGATGTTCTATCTACAATTTTATTTAGAGATGATTTAAAATAATCTGTAGAAGATTGATTAACTATGTTATATGTATACGTGTTAAAATTTACTATATTGTATAAATTTATAGAATTGTTCAAATCACCATAATCTATATCATTTGGAATATGAGTCGTTATTGACGGTAAATATGCGTTATATAATAGATAGTTCATATCAGAACCGATTATGATGTTTGCACTAGTCAGATCGCTGTTATATGCAACTAGAAATTTATAGATTATTTCATCGTCATTATCGTTTCGTATTGCATAATATACTTGGTTTAAATAATCGGACACTAATAAACTAACACCTTGCAAATTAGTTATACTGTTATTAACATTTGTTAATAATGCGGTATAGTTAGATATAGTTAATTGAACTAGTTCTATCGCCGTAGTTTTATCAGCAACTACTAAATTTGCGGTATTGTCAGTAAACGACACCGTTATATCATATGCTTCTAATAATCGCTGTAAATCTATTTTTTTATTAATTGGATAATACATAGATATTTCAGGTAGTTCTATGACTAACATTAATTTTCGTAATATATCACCTTTATGTTTAACTAGACAATAATTACTGTTTCCGAATTGTAAAATCGAGTTAAAATTTATTTCTGTTTCTGATTTAGAAAAATTTGAATGTCTACGATAAACCGTTTTAAATAAAGTTATTTCTGGTTTACCAATTATAAATAAACTATCAACACCTTGAGCAATTAATTGTAATAATCCGCCTGCCATATGTTATAATATATACATATATATTATAACTCTAATAGAACGACAGAAATATAATAGATTAACAAAAAAATGATAATCTAACAAATAAAATAATATACATATTATGTAATATATTATGAAAAATGTATCTCCATTAAGATATCCAGGCGGAAAGTCTCGAGCTTGTATAATATTAGATGAAGTATTAAACAAATATTATGATGTTGAACAATTTACTCATGTTATATCACCTTTTTTTGGAGGAGGATCGTTCGAATTTTACTTGCAAAATACATATAACTGGAATATAATTGCAAACGACAAGTTTTTGCCATTATATAGCTTTTGGATAGCGTGTAAAAACAACAAAGATAAAATGTGTAAAAAATTATATAAAAAAATTAACAATATTACACGTAAACATTTTTATAAGTATCGTGAAAAAATAATGAATGAAGAGAATGTTTTAAAACAGGGATGTTATTATTTTATGATTAATCGCTGTTCATTTAGTGGAGCTACTTTGTCGGGTGGTTTTTCTAAGGAAGCGTCCAAAAAACGTTTTACAACGTCGTCTGTTAAAAGAATTGAAAATTTAGATTTATCTTGTTTTGAAATGTATAACGATGATTTTAAAGTAATTCTTACAAAATATAATAACGATGCATATTTTATGTTTCTTGATCCGCCGTATTATATAGATAATCCTAAACTATATGGAAATAACGGTGATATGCATGAAAATTTTGATCATAAGAAACTGTATAAATATATATCCAAAAAAATAAATTGGATTCTAACATATAACGACTGTTATTACATAAGAAATTTATATAATAAATATACAATAATAAATGTTAATTGGAAATATGGAATGAACAAAACAAAGCAATCATCCGAAATAATTATATTAGGATGATTCTTTATATATTAACGTTGGTGGAAGCTTAGTTTTATCGTCTAGTGAATAAGGGGATTTGTCTAGATTGCTTATTTTGTTTGGTTGACACGATACAGTTACGGATAGTTTACAGAAACCATCTTTAGCTTTTCTAGTATGAATTTTAGTTCGAATTCGTAAACGTTGTTTAAGTTCAAACTTAGGAACTCCGAATCCGCATATATCTATACCAGTGTGATATAATCCATATTGACTAATTTGAATATAGTAGCAACCTTTTAGTTTATATAAGTTGCTAATTGTCATATCGGGTATATCTATATATGTGTCATTCCAAGTAGTCGTACTTTTTTTTATTTTCATCCAATCCGAATGTGTCAAATTATGCTCTATAAATGGTGGAACTTTTCCATTAAATATATTTAGTTTATTAATTAAAGAGTTAAATATATCAACACATCGTTTAGGTATTTTATGTGTTACACCAGTATACCATTTTAAGTTTAATTTATCATATTTAATAGAACATTGCATCCAATCTGGAGTTCGATATTTTTTTGCCTCGATACCAATTTCTTTATCTTTATATATACAACATATATCGTTTTTGCTACTACATCCAGCTAAATCTGTTTCTTTTTGAATATTAAACTGTTTACCGTTTATATATGTATGTTTAACAACGTTATATATTAAATGTTCATACTCATTACCTTTAACTGAGCATAGAAAGCCTTTCATTTAATGTTTATATCTAATAAACAATTATTAGATAATATGAATTCAATTTTTTAATGACTGGCGAACGCCGTTGATCCAAGTCCGCTCATAATGCGTAGTATATTATAGTTAATAACATAAACTTTTAATCTCATTTCAGTTATAGTTTGATCATTTGGATACAATGTATCATCGAAAGTTATTTGTAAATTTAATCTTTTAATTTTACTTAAATTCGGTCCTCCACTTGGTTGATGTTCTTCTGGATAAAGACAAAAACAATAATTATTAATTCCATCTTGAGGTATTGCTAGATGATGTCCGTATGGTTGAACATAGTTATAATAATTTCTATCCAACTTAACTATACGTTTATAACTATTAAAATCAAGAGAACTATATTTTATTGTACCTACTGTTTCGTCTGTATTAATTCCATAATTAAGATATTGTGTTTTTGTATAACCCATTTGATTATTTGTATAACTTGTCGGTTGAGCAATCCAATACATTTCTTTAATTGGATGAAAAAAACTTAATTGAGCAATATAATCTTTTTGATTTATATAATCAAACTCATTTATTTGAATTTCTTCGATTAAATATTCGTGGCTGGATTGAGCAAAACGCCGTCTTTCATTCGTATCTAAAAATACATATTCTATTATTATGTTTGCTGTAATATCATTGCCTGTTTCATTGACGTACTCATATAAATAAAGTTCATCGTTTAATCCAGCTATATATATTTGTTGTCCGTTTTCCATATAACTTACATCTTCTAAGTTTCTAAATTTAACATTTATATTAACGTTATGATATTGAAGAGCAACTAAAGGTAATGCTAAACCACTGTATTTACAGAACCAAAAATTAAGAGGAATATACATCGTATATTGTGGTTTAGTCGTTCTATCGAATGTAGTTAAACTGCTAATGTTTCCGATCATTTCGTTAAACAAATCTTCAGTTTCCAAAGTGTTAGTTACTTCTCTCCATATATTTAGCCATTCTCCGTATTGTCTATCTATTACACGTCCACCAATCGATAACTCTATGTTATTTAACAAAACATGTCCAAGTTTTGGAACCCACGCAAAATTTAGGTTATCATTTGTGTTGTCGTCATAAATTGTTTTTTTAGCAATATATTCATCAAAATAATATTTTTGACAAAGTTTAGACATGTATAACGCTCCACTCATTGATTGATATATTTCTTCTTTACTGTCAGTATTATTATAACTGTCGGCGACGCTCTTCATATTAAGTTGTTCGTAAACGAACGAAGAATTTGTTGCTAAAAGAGATTGAAAGTTTGATATAACAGTTGTATCTCCAGTAGCAAATTCTTCTAATATATCTGTTATTATTGGTTCCGCAGTAGTAAC